AGTAACAATACTACAAAGTGTATATTCTTAAAGCAGGCGAAGGTAGCAGCATTTGTAGCCACGACTAAGGATGTACTAGGAGGTACGGGGGTCTATGATACAGGCGAAGTCTTACCTGGGTTTTTACGCACAACTAGACCAAACAGAGGCGGAGGAAGTACTAACGATGTAATAACTTTTGGCGATAATGTTGTAAGCGGTCAAAGGTCTATCATAGTCAGCGACAATATAAGCGGTATAAGCACAAACAAAAATGTCTTTGCCATAGGTAGCAACGGCTCAAATATACAAGCGTCAGATGTTACCCTTATAAACTCCCCAAACACATCAGCACATAGAGACGGAGACACGTTTATAAATGGGCTTTATGCAGAGCGAAGGTTAGACGTAGTACTTAATGAGGCACTATTAGAAAACATTAGCGAAACTATCCCAATACTACCAGCACTTGCAGCAGATGAGTTCTACCAAATAATAAGGGGCTATGCTAGGATTAACGGTATAAAGCCAACAGTATCCACTAAGCTAACTATACAAACAGCAGGAGCGGTAGAGCTTGCTAGTTTGCCAGACACCTTCTTTGACGTAGATAATAACACAGGGATTGTAGACATTGCAAGCGTGCCATCCTTTGGGTTTGGTCGTGCTGTCAATATAGTAAGCACAGACTTTGAAAGCCCATCAGCTACCACAGTACAAATACAATTAGTTTATAGAATAATAAAAATATGAGTTTAAAAAAATTAGCATTAGACTTAGTCGTTAAGATTAGCTCTCCAGATATAAGCCTGGAAGATTTAGACAATTCTATTAAGGACGCCAAGAGGTCGATGGCTGAACTTGGTGACGATGGTAGCGAAGATTTTGAAAAGCTAAACGATGCCATAAAAGAAGCTGAAACCAATATGGACTCTACTGCTGAAAGTATGAGTGGTTTTAATGGTGAGACTAAGAAAACAAACGAGTCATTAAAAGATACAGGCAAAGCACAGAAGGAAGCATCTAAAGGTAGTAAGATTCTAAAGACGGGGTTAAAGGGTGTAGGGCTTGCATTTAAGGCGATGGGAATTGGCGTTGTTGTTGCTGCTCTAAAGTTCTTCTTCGATGCGTTAAAGAGTAACCAGAAAGTAGTAGACGCATTCGAAAAAGTCACAGGCACTATAAGTATAGTAATGAGTGAAGTGGTCACTGCTATAATTAACGCAGTCGAGCAGGTATCCAAATCATCAAGCGGTTTTGACGGGCTGAAAACAGTAATGCTAGGATTATTAAACCTAGCTATATCACCACTAAAACTATCATTCTATGAGATTAAACTAGCTTTACAGGTAGCACAGTTAGCTTGGGAAAAATCATTTTTTGGAGGAGGTGACGAAGAGAAAATAAAGGAGTTGCAGCTAGGTATTAAAGATACCTCCTTAGCAATCAAAGAGACAGCGGTAGAGGCAGTAGATGCAGGCAAGGACATAGTAAACAATTTAGGCAAAGCAGCAGGAGAGATAGGCGGTGTAGTAAGTGGAGTAGTCGAGGGCATATCAGATATAAGTATCAAAGGGGCAAAGGCTTTATCAGATGCAAACGTAGAGGCAAAGAATGCAGCCATACTTGCGGTAGCTAATCAGCAGTTACTATTAGAAGAGGCGGATATAGCAGCAGAGAAACAAAGACAAATAAGAGACGACGATCGTAATAGTATAGCAGATAGAAAAGCAGCTAACGAAGAACTAGGTAAAGTATTAGACGATCAAGAAAAGGCGATGCTAGGAGTAGCAGAAGCCCAAACAAAAGCAGCAGAATTACAGTTTAAAATAAGTGGGCAAGTTGAAGACGAGGCGGCAGCAGTATCAGCACTAGCAAATGAAAAAGCAGTACTTGCACAGATAGAAGGTTTTAGGTCTGAGCAAAAGACAAACGGGCTACAGCTTGATAAGGAGGGTATCGCTATGACAAAGACCGTCAGCGATTCAGAAGCCAAACTCGCATACGATAGAAAAGTATTTGCTGCTGAACAAATATCCGATAAACTAAAATCTCTACAAGAACTACAAAGACTTGCAGAAGAAGAGCAGCAAAAAGAAATGCTTAGGCTTGAGACTAAAGTTGAAATGACTACAGCAGGGACGCAAGCAGAAGCGGATGCACTTACTGCATTGTATGAGTTCAGAGAGACAAGCCGACAAAAAGACATAGAGCTACAAAAAGAAATACTAGACACAAGCGTAAGGTTAAACAAGGAAGCTAAGGATAAAATTGATGATGACGATAAGAAAAGCGAAGAACAAAGCAGGTCTATACTACAAGCAAAGCTACAAGCAGCCTCTGGGATGTTTAACGCACTTTCACAATTAGCACAAGCGTTTGCACAAGGTGACGAAGCAAGTCAGAGAAGAGCATTTAAGATTAGTAAAGCATTAAACATAGGGCAGGCAATTATGCAGACAGCATCAGCAGTTACGGGTGCATTAGGCGAGACATCTTTATTCCCCGGGGAGCGATTTATAAAAGCAGCAGCAGCAGGTGCAGTTGGTATAGCACAAATACAAACTATACGCAAAACAGAGTTTGCTGGAGGGTCGAACAACATAACGCAGCCCAATGTTACGGACGGGGGAGGTATGAACGGAATGCAGCCTACAGCATTTACCAATCCAAATGTAGACATCAATAGAGAGCCTACAAGGGTAATCGTAACTGAGACGGATATAACTAATACGGTTAATGGAGTGGACGGGATATATCAGCGCGCGGTAGTAGTGCAGTAATTTTTAACATCCAATATATGTAATAATCCTTGAGGGATTACAAGGCACATATTCGGGCGTTAATACCACAAAGATAAACCTTTAACTGCGTGGAATGATTCCAAATAGCATTTCAGACATAATACCCTATTTAAGTATATCTAAGTATAGATGCTACCATTCTTTGAATATAGACTTACAGACGATGTAGAGGGACTTAGTGCCATTGCATTAGTCGAAGCACCTGCCACAGGTGTAAACTATCAAGCATTTGCACCACAAAAGTTTGAAGTTCTTAATGAAGAGAAGAGAATAGTAGTGGGTGCTGCTATGATCCCAGACTTACCTATCTACAGAAGAGATGAAAGAGGTGAGTACTACGCTATATTCAAGAAGGATACCATCAATCAGCTAGTACAGAAGTACTTTAAGGAGCAAAAAACTACTGAGTTTAACGAGATGCACGACCCACTACTAAAGTTAGACGGGGTGTATCTATACCAATCATTCATTACAGATAAGGAATTAGGCATACAACCGCCTAAAGGCTTTGAAAATGTAGCGGATGGCACTTGGTTTATCGCTGCTAAAGTAGATAACGACGAGGCTTGGGCTAAAGTAAAGAAGGAAGGACTGCTTAAAGGCTTTAGTGTAGAGGGATTTTTCGACATACAACCATACAAATTTAATAAAATGAATAAATTAGAGAAGGTTATTAACCTACTTAAATCTTTTGGATACGATCCAGAGGAGGACGAGAAAAAAAACAAAATGATGGAGGACACTCTAGTAGACGGTACAGTAGTAATGTATGACGGAGAGCTAGCAGAAGGCACAGCCATTGTAATCGTAACCGAAGAGGGCGAGGTATCTGCACCAGACGGAACGCACGAGCTTACAAGTGGAGCAATCATAACCACAGCAGGCGGACTAGTTACTGAGATAGTAGCAGGTGAAGAAGTAGACACTGAGTTTACAGAAGAGAACTTGCAGGCTGCTATAGGTAAGGCACTTGGTCTATGGGCTAAGGACTTAAACATAGATGAAAAGTTTGCGGCTATCACTAAAGAGAATGAGGAACTTAAAACACAAGTAGCATCATTCGCTAAGGTAGAGGAGACTTTAAAAGCAGACTTCAACAAAACACTTCAAGGTATAGGTTCTCAATTAGAGGAGCTTGCTAAGACAGAAGAGCCTCTAGCACAGAAGCCTTCATCTTTTGCGAAAATGACAAGACAAGAAAAGGCGTCAAGAATGGCGGCATTAATCAAAGCACAAAAATTAATTAAAAAATAAAATGGGATTCGTAGTATCAGGATTGACGGATTACGTCAACGAACAAAAAGAAGAATTATTATCAAGGTTATACTTTGAGAGCAGGTCTTCGCAGTACTTCACGCCGCAGGCTGGAGTTAAAAAAACAGAGGCGTTGCATCTTCTATCAGTAACAGCTATACCACAAGACGGTAGTGATTGCTCCACCACGCCAAGCGGTGACATTACTTTCACAGCAAGAAATATAACAGTAGCTCCTATCGAGTACTTTGCATCTTTTTGTATGAAGGACTTGAATGCGAAATGGACTCAAATATTACTTAGAGCAGGTAATGCAGAAACAGAAGATATGACTTTTGAAAGTCAAATCGCTGAAATGATTATGTCTCGTATAATGGAGATACAAGAAGTAGGAGATTGGCAGGGGGATACTGATAGCGGAAGTGCTTTATTAGATCGCTATGATGGTTTGATAAAAACTATTGACGCAGCATCAGGTACAGTAGATGCAACAAACACAGGTATCACAGCAGTTACAAGTGGAGCGAGTGGAAACGCTGATACCATAGTAGCCAATGTATTAAACGCTAGAATACCATCAGTAAAGGTAGCATCTAATCAAGTACTATTTTGTGGTACTGATTTCTTTGATGCGTACACAGATACACTAGCAGCTAAGAACTTGTACCACGTAGACGCAACAGGATATGCAGATTACAAAATGAGAGTACCTGGTAAGAACATTGACCTAGTAGGTGTAAATGGACTAGACGGAACTAACAGACTTTTTGCAGGGACTACAGATAATTTCTTCTTAGGATTTGATTTGTTAAACGATGAAGAGGACTTTGATATGTTTTACGAAAAGAAAGATGACGCAATCTTTTATAGAGTAAAGTATAAGAGAGGTTTACAAGTTGCATACCCTTCTGAGATTGTACAATTTACACTAGCATCATAAGCCTATGTGTGATTTAACAACAGGCTTTACAGTAGGATGTTTAGAAAGTGTTGGCGGTGTGGCGGAGTTTCTCTTCGCCAATATGCCTTCAGACTTCGCAGCGACACAAGATGCCACTGGTGAAGTTGATGCTATTACAGGTACAGGTCTTGCTTATTACAAGTATGAATGTACCAAGGCACAAGGAGCAGCCAGCTCATTTAATGACAACCCTACTGTAAACGCACAGAACGGAACAAGTTTCTTTGACCAAACAGCTACATTTGTTTTAAATAAAATGGAACAAACTAAGCGGAATGAGATCAAAATGCTAGCAAGAGCTAAACTGTCAGTAGTTGTAAAAGACAACAACGGCACGTATTGGCTACTTGGACAAAAGAACGGAATTAGATTAGTAAGCGGAGAAGCTGGTACAGGTACTGCGATTGCAGACCGTAACGGTTATTCCTTATCATTTCAAGGACAAGAAGCAGAGCCAATAACTGAAGTAACGGCATCTG